GACATAACTCTAGCACAAGATTCAAAAGCATCAGGTCGCTGGGAAACAAATAAAGGTGGGGAATACTTTGGAGCAGGTACCGGAGGAGCTATTACAGGACGAGGTGCTGATTTATTAATTATTGATGACCCGCATTCAGAACAAGATGCTAATTCAAGCACAGCATTTGATAATGCATATGAATGGTATACTTCTGGTCCTAGGCAGCGTTTACAGCCTGGCGGATCTATTGTTGTAGTTATGACTAGATGGAGTACAAAAGATCTAACAGGTAAGTTAGTTAGAGCTCAAGCAGAAGATGTTAAATCAGATAAATGGGAAGTTATTAATTTTCCAGCTATCTTTGAATCTGGTAAACCTTGTTGGCCAGAATATTGGAATGTAGAAGAACTTGAAAAAGTAAAAGCTTCTTTAAGCGTTGGTAAATGGAATGCACAATGGCAGCAAGATCCAACAGCCGTAGAGTCTGCAATTATCAAACCAGAATGGTGGAGAGTTTGGGATAAAAATTATATGCCAAGTGTAGAACATATTATCCAAAGTTACGATACCGCTTACACTAAAAAAGAAACTTCAGATTACTCTGCAATTACAACGTGGGGAGTTTTCTATTTACCTGATTCACCTAATGGTCATTTAATATTAATGGATGCTGAAAAAGGTAGATGGGAGTTTCCAGAACTTAAAAGAATAGCAATTGAGAAATATAAAAAATATAATCCTGATACTGTTATCATAGAAGCCAAAGCCTCGGGATTACCACTTACACACGAACTTAGACAACTTGGAATACCTATTGTCAATTATACACCTAGCAGGGGAAATGATAAACATGCACGAGTAAATGCAGTATCACCTTTGTTTGAAGGAGGTATGATCTGGGCACCCATGAGCCATGCAGCACAAGAAGTGGTCGATGAGTGTGCGGCATTTCCTAATGGAGATAATGACGATTATGTGGATTCTACGGTGCAAGCAATATTAAGATATAGACAAGCAAACTTTATTAGGTTAAAAGATGACTACGAAGATGAGAAAAAAGAAAAACAAAGAAGGACATACTACTAATGAAAAAGTTATCACACTCTGAACAAAGAAAAATTTTAGAGCAAAAAATAAAAGATTTAGAACAACACGTTTTACATTTAGAAGAAAGATTAGATGATGCTAATTTGTCGTTTGAATTAATTGGCATGGAGAAATTAAAATTTAAAAGATGGAAGAATGATTAGCGGCGATAGTCAAGAATACGACTTGTTACAAGAAGCATGCGACATGAAGCATGTTGATCCGCATCAAGATTCAATCATCACTGTTGAGATTGGGGTGAGAGAAGGATTGGGTTCTAAAATAATTTTAGATACTTACAAAGATGTAGCAAAGCCTCATTATCATTTTGGTATAGATCCTTATGGTAATTTAAACTACGCACATTATGATAATGATATTGCTTACACAGCGGATTACACAAATCAAATGCGAGACACCTTATTAAAAGATTTAAGTTACTATCCTAACTTTAAATTTTTTAACTTAACAGATAAAGAATTCATGAAGCGATATCATGATGGAGTTCCAGTCTACGATAACTCTAAGGAAACAATTTATAATATATACGATCTAGTTCATTTTGATGGCCCGCATAAAACTAAAGAAGTTTTAGAAGAAGCTATCTTTTTTGCAAATCGTTCTTCATCGACTGCAGTGTTTGTCTTTGATGATTATAAAACTTATGACATGAATTTAATTGGTAGAGTATTAAACTATTATAATTTTAAAGAAGCAAAGAAAGGGGCAAATAAAATAATCTATGCAAAGAAAATATAAAGCAGGATCTAGTATAACCGTTATTCCAAACTATATGCAGTATTGGATTGAGTCTAAACCATGGGGGCAAGAGATTAGAATTGTAAATGACAATGATGAAGTTATGGTAATTGAATGTAGATGGGCAAATTATAGAAGACCTCGTGATGTGCACGATTTAGATAGATTGTCTTGAAAAACAAAGCTATTAAGTATAAGGATACTCCATGAGAAAAACAACTAGAAAAACACCTAAAAAGTATGTAGACTCAAAGGCTGCTCAAAAGAGAAGAGCTCCGGCTGCAATTAAAGGATTTAAATTTAGAGGAATATTCTAATGGCAATAGAAAAAGATTTACCACCCGTACAAGGAAATGTTGAGGCAACTGATATAGAGTTACCTAGTGGCATTGCACAAGAACCAGGGGTTGAGATTACAGAAGACGAAGAAGGTGTTGAAATTAATTTTGAACCAGGAAAAGAAATAGATACTGAGTTTAATGAAAACATTGCAGAGAAGATGGATGAAAGAGATTTATCTTCCTTGTCATCAGAACTGATAACAGAATTTAGAGATGATAAAGATTCAAGAAAAGATTGGGAAACAACTTATACACAAGGATTAGATCTTTTAGGGTTTAAGTATGAAGAACGAGATCAACCTTTCCGTGACGCAAGTGGCGTAACCCATCCTTTACTAGCAGAATCCGTTACTCAATTTCAAGCACAAGCTTATAAAGAATTGATGCCAAGCTCTGGCCCAGTCAATGTACAAATTGTAGGAAAAGAAACTCCAGAAGTATACGAGCAATCCATTCGTGTTAAAAATTTTATGAACTATCAGATCATAGATGTTATGGAAGATTATACTCCTGACATGGATCAGATGTTATTTTATTTACCGCTATCAGGATCTACATTTAAAAAAGTTTACTATGATGAAGGATTAGAAAGAGCCGTATCAAAATTTATTCCCGCAGAAGATTTAGTTGTTCCATATACTGCAACAGATTTAGAAACATGTGAAAGAATTACTCACGTAGTTAAAATGTCTTCTAATGAATTTAAAAAGAAACAAGTAGCAGGTTTTTATAGAGACATAGAAATTAATCCATCTACAACAAACATTGAAGATCAAGTTAAAGAAAAAGTAAGTGACATAGAAGGAGTTAAAAAAGTTGGAGGAGATTCCGATGAAGTAACTTTATATGAAATGCATACTTTATTAGATCTAAAAGGATTTGGTGATAAGGATGAAGATGGAGAAGAAACAGGAATTAAAGTTCCATATATTGTAACCATAGAAGAAAGCAGTGGAGAGATTTTATCTATCTATAGAAACTATAGTGAGAACGATCCTTTTAAAAAGAAAAGACAATACTTTGTTCATTATAAATTTTTACCAGGTTTAGGTTTTTATGGATTTGGTTTAATTCATATGATTGGTGGATTGTCACGTACAGCTACTTCTGTGCTTAGACAATTACTAGATGCAGGAACTCTAGCAAATTTACCAGCAGGATTTAAATCCAGAGGACTGAGAGTTAGAGATGATGCTGAACCAATTCAGCCAGGTGAGTTTAGAGATGTAGATGCTCCAGCTGGAGACTTAAGAGCTTCTATCATGACACTTCCATTTAAAGAACCTTCTCAAACATTATATTCATTATTATCTTTTGTAGTAGAAGCAGGTAAACGATTTGCATCTATTGCAGATCTGCCAACAGCAGATAACAATTCACAAGCTCCTGTTGGAACAACTATTGCTCTTCTTGAAAAAGGATCTCGTGTTATTTCTGCAATCCATAAACGATTGCATTATTCTTTAAAAACAGAATTTAAGTTATTAGCAAAAGTATTTGCAGAATATCTTCCCCCTGTTTACCCTTATGAAGTTGTAGGTGGAGATCGTTATATTAAACAAACTGACTTTGATAGTAGAGTAGATGTTATCCCAGTATCAGATCCAAATATATTTTCTATATCGCAAAGAGTAACGATGGCGCAAACTCAATTACAACTTGCTCAATCGGCTCCTGCATTACACAACTTAAGAGAAGCGTATCGTAGAATGTACGAATCCATGGGAGTACAAAACATAGATAATATTCTTAAAAAAGAAGAACAGCCTAAACCAAAAGATCCAGCAATTGAAAATGCCGACTCATTAGAAGATCAACAAAACTTATATGCGTTCCCAGGTCAAAACCATGACGCACATATCTTGGCACATTTAGTATTTGGTTCTAGTCCTATGATTATAGCTAATCCAATGTCTGCTATGAAACTACAAAAACATATTATGGAACATGTTTCTATTAAAGCACAAGAACAAGCTGAAGTTCAAATAAGACAAATGCAAACTCAAGGTATGGATCCTCAATCTATTGAGATTGCTAAAGCTTCTATGATTGCACAACTAGAAGCTCAATTTACTCAAGACGTAAAAAATAAATCTACAGAAATATCTGGAGGTGCAGCACCAGATCCTATCGTTGAATTAAAAGCTAAAGAACTTCAAATAAGACAACAAGATAACTTATCCGATGCACAAATAGCACAACAAAGGATATTATTAGATCAACAAAAATTACAGCAAAAGATGATGGCGGATGCTGCTAGAATAGAATCTCAAGAAGATATAGCTAAATTAAGAATGTCTACTAAGAACAAACAACAGTAGCTATTGACTATAACTTTAAAAGATTTAAGTTATGAGTATGAGCAAACAAGATAAATCAGTCGAAGAAATAATGTCTAACATTCATGAAGAGATGTTAGATTATTTAGAAGAAGGCAAAGATATCTTTGAAATAGGTGCGGCTTATTTAGGTATGGCAAGATGGATTTATGTTACTGCTTTAGGTAAAGAACAAGCAGCAGAGGTTTTTAAAGATGCTGTTAATGCAAAGGGCATTACGTTTTCATTACCGATGAACACAAACTTACACTAAGAGTATTTTATGAAAAAAGATAAAGCACAAAAAAAGATTTCCAAAGTAATGAGAGAGTTTAAAGCAGGAGAACTTAATATTGGAAAATCTGAAAAGAAAGTTAAAAATCCAAAACAAGCAATAGCAATTGCTCTATCACAAGCTGGCAAATCTAAAATGATGGCATCTGGCGGAATGGTAAAGTCTAGCAAAAATAAAGCTAGAGGTGGCGGAGCAGCTATTAGAGGAACAGATTTTAAAGGCGTATTTTAATGATTCAAATGTTGGGAGCTATTGCACCACTTGCAAAAGTTCTGTTTAATACAATTGAAAAAGCTGTACCTGATAAAGATTTACAAGAAAAATTAAAAGCACAATTACAAACTCAATTACTACAGTCTCATACACAAGAGTTAACTGCTGCAGCTAAAATTATTGAAGCTGAAGCTAAAGCTGGATGGTTTGCATCTTCATGGAGACCATTACTGATGTATGTGTTAATCTTTATTTTGGTCTGGAATTATGTTATAGGACCAGTTATAAAAGTATTCACAGGAGCTGTTATCTCCTTTGAATTGCCTGGCGATGTTTGGACATTATTAAATGTTGGACTTGGTGGGTATGTGATAGGTCG